TTGAAACTAAAATTGAACCAAGCAATCTTGAACCCGATTGGGTTAAGACAGGTGACACTTCTTGGGTTGCTACATTGCAAAAAGATCCAGATACAGGTGATTTGATTCTTCCGTTGCCGGACGAAGTGATGGAATCAAATGGATTTGAAATTGGTGATGTGTTGAACTGGAAAGACAACAAAGACGGTTCATATAGTATTACTAAGAAAGTATCCGAAGATAAGCAATGGGTATTGGTTGAATGTATAAGTACATTCCGGCAACGTTATATGGTAGAGGTTCCAGTTGGTACTGATGAACAAGGTAAAGATAAAACTCTATGGGCATTGGATACTGTAACAATGGAAGAAGCCAAAGAGTTTAGCCAAGAACATATTGGTGAACAGATTGTTAGTCATCGTGTAGTAACTAAAAAGGAAGCATTAGCATTATGTGACCAAGACAATGATTATACCAATTCTTGGGATAATGAAACAAAAATGAAAAACTTTTTCACTACATGGGAAGAACAAGAAAATGGAAACACTTGAAGTATTAGCAGCTCCTTATCAACCAACTAAAGATTGGGGTGATAAGGAATGGAATAAGTTTACCAAATGGTTAACTGGTATGCTTAAAATTAATGAAAGTACTACAGTTACCTTTACTAAACAAGATGGAACTGAACGTGTAATGAATTGCACATTGAAACCCGAAATGTTACCTGTAGTTGAAACAAAACCATTAGCAGAAGGCAAACAACCTCGCAAAGAATCAACCACTAGTATTCGGGTGTTTGATAATGACTTAAAAGAATGGCGCAGTTTCACTACAAAAAACGTCACTAGGGTAGAATTTACTATTTAAATATATGAGTTATACTTACGATACCGAAAGCCTAGAATTCGCAACTCAATATTTTTTAGGTAATACTAAAGCATTTGATGCTGAATCTAACATTTGCAAGAATATGTTCTTAAATAATATGTCTGATAATAATTCTTCAACTATACGTGAACTGGTTACACTACATTATTTAGGTTATCAATCATTTTCAGAAAAACATGGTGCTGATGGAATAGATACTAAAACAGGGCGATTAAAAGAAGTAAAACCTAGATATTTAAAGGAAGGTCAAAAACTGAATACCCATAGTGGAAACTTTAATGACATGACATTTAAATTATTAGAAAAGAAAAAAGACTATGATATGGTTTGTAGTTTATTTTATAACTCTCATTTGATTTATATTGTAGAATTTCCTATATCAGTTATTTTTGAACATTTAAAAAAACAATTGTGTACACAAATAGAAAATAATAATAATCGCAAAGTACTTCAGTTCGGTTATAGTAATTACGATTCTGATGAGTTGATAGTTCATTATTATAACAAAAACGTAGCATATGCTACGAATTGTCTTTCTAAGCCACACCTAATTATGTTAGATTCACATTAATGGTAAAACTAGTTGATGTTTTAAACAAACGTTTATCAACCCGAAATCTGTCTGATACAAATTTTGATGCCGCTGTTCCTAGTTTGGCTGTAGAGTTATCACAAACAAGCTATTATCCTCAGTATACTGATGATGAATTAAATAAAGACTGGAATAATCTTTGTAAATGGACTAGCACCGGTAATGACATTAATTCTACATCACGTATGGGGATGAAACTAAGTGAACACTTTTGTCCTAATTTTTATGATATTGAAAGCAGCACAGGTACTAGTTTTAAAAGTCTTTGGACATCAACCAACTTAGAAAAGATATTACGCTGGAATCGCAAATCACATAGCACACCGTATCTTAGTGAATTGAAACGTGGTATTTATTTTTGTTGTGGATTGACAAAGAACACCATGTATCGTCCGCAGATGATGAAATTAGCTTGTATGAAGTATAAGCCTGAAATCGTACTTGATCCGTGTGCTGGTTGGGGAGGACGTATGTTAGGTGCAGTAAGTTACGGAGTACGATATATTGCGTTTGAACCCAACACAACTACATATAACAATCTAATGAATATGGCTAGTTTCTTGGGCATACAACATAAAGTTACATTAATTTGTGATGATGCTCGTAATATGAAAAAATACAATTTACCTAATGTGGATTTAGTATTGACAAGCCCTCCCTACTTTGATTTAGAAGTTTATACGCATGAACAAACTCAATCCATATCTAACACACCAACTTACCAAGATTGGGCTGATTCATTCTTACGTGAGATAATCAACTTGAGTATTGAACATTTAAATGTTAATGGAACTAGTTGTTGGAATGTAGGTAAGGTAAAAAATCGTGATATGAATATTGATGTTTTAAAATTTCATAATGAATTTGGATATGACAAGATTGACGTTTTAAATGTGATAAGTAGCAAAAGGCAAAGCAATCAAACTACGACAATTAATTCCAAAAGTTCTGACACTACAGTAGTTTATAAAAAGTCTATTTGACAATAAATGGGTAGTGTGCTATACTATGGGTTATGAAAAAGCAAATTCTCTCATTCGTTATTGAACAGCCTAAACACAGGGCTCACCGTGTGTTGTTTCAAAACAACACACCGTTCAAACCCAAAACTGTACAATCTAAAATATTGTACAATCGTAAACCCAAGCATTCTAAACAGGAGTTTTGATATGAACCCAGAATTGATCACACTGGAACGCTTGCTACAGTTCCACGATTGGCATTATAACTACAGTGATGACCACAGTGTTTGGCAGCGTGGACAGCGTGAGCATGATGCTATCGGTGAAGAACAGCGGCGGCTGATCCACGTGGTCAAAGTGCCATTAGAGGAAGTCATGGCGCTAACAGATAAGTATCGGCCTAAAGATTGACATTAAATGGTCTTGGGTGTACAATAACATTGTTATTCTACTGTAGAATAACACTTTCATTAACTAATAGGAGTAATCATGTCAGATATTTTAATCGCACCCACTAACGTTAGTAACTTTATTGTGAAAAAGCCTAGTGCTAAGAAAACTAAAAAGAAACTTATTAATGCTATTATGAATTTACCATTTGATATTTTTGATCAAGGTCCTTCTCTCCCAACTGCAACTGCTGCTGAACGTCCGATTAATACCCTAGATAAAAAACCAGATGACCATGAGGCAAAAACATTAGAGACATTGGTTAATAATTTTTTAGCTGATCCATTAAGCAATATTGCACAGCGAAATCTTAAGAAAAATAAAAATTCTCTTTCTTATAGTAAACTACCGTACTATGCAGCAATCAAATTGAGGGAGTTGTGGAGCGCACTTGCCGTTCAACGACCAATTAATAATGGTCATATTAAAAAGATTTTAGAAGCCTTTGATGAAAAGAAGGTACAATATGTTAATGTTTTGAAAATCAAACACAAAAACAAATTCTATTATTTTATTATTGATGGACAACACACTGCGGTAACTTACGGCGTACTTTCCAAGTGGGGTTACTATGAGGCTGACGGTGTTACGGCTGATAACTGGCTTGACGTTGAAGTGAAATGTCAAGTTGTTGAATTTCATAATTTTACATTTGCTCGTGAACACTTTTTAGGTATCAATGGTGGTGACAAGTTGAAACTTGCTTACTTTGATAAGTGGAAAAACTACGTGCTTTCTAAGCGGCAAGATAATCCAAATACAGTAACCAAAGAGTTCTATGAAGATGCATATGCTAAACAAAGCATTATGGAAAGCTACGATATCATTCCGGTGCATGAACAAGATGATGAAAACATTGACAAACCAGGAGCGTTTGTTCGTGTTGATTTATTGAAAGAAATGACTGAAGAAGAAATGCATTGGTGGTGCCAAATTCATCAATGGAATTGGGACTATCGCTCAGTTGATTCGTTTGAAGTTCTACCAATGGTAAACTTACGTAACAAGATTAAAGGTACAAAATCATTAACGAATCAATCAATTAAAGAGTTTATTCTTGTGCTAGGTAATATCATTAGGAATACAGTTGGGTCACCTGCAGAGTTTCGTAGACTTTCTGAATCTACATATAAAGAATGGCATAAAACTGCTAACCCTGGTGAAAAGGTTCCTAGTTGTCCAGCAGATGTGTCGTTGGCATTGTTGTTACAAATTTATTATGAACATGGTGGCACATTCAATAATATCTCTAAGACCTTTATGGATGACTATGATGACAATGGCTACACATTATTTCATGCTCTTCCACAAGAAACTCAAAATTTGATAACAAAATGACACAAGGTCTTTATATTGCACATGTGCAAAATAAAGATGATTTTTCAAAGCCGGGGATTACTGAAGATTTGAGTAGCAGAATCTCCGGCTATGAAAAAGGTGGCAATGTTGTCACCATTCATTTTTTATGTATTGCACGTCCCGGACTTGACGGGTTGATCAGGACCTTAGAAGAAGATGGAAAGGTACACTTTAAAAAACACTTTTCTAAATTCAACGGGTTCAATCGTAGTGAATATATCAACATAAAGGACACTGGTATAACTGTTGAAATGCTAGAGATTTACTATCGTAAAAAAATTGCTACTATTCCGGGCATATTGATTGTGAAGAAAGAGTATTTACCTATCACTCGACAAACACCAAACTTAAGAGAATTTATGAAGAATGCATTAAGATACCCAGAAAGATACCTTGAGTTTTGACTTCTATTAAATAATAGTATATAATACAAACATGACACATCGTTACGCCCTCATAGACACTGCCAACACATTTTTTCGGGCCCGTCACATTGCCTCACGCAATAGTACTGTGGAAGAAAAAGTAGCGATGGCCCTACATCTTACATTGGCTAGCACCAATCAAATTGTTAAACGTTTTAATATTGATCATGTGGCTTTTTTATTGGAGGGGCGCAGCTTTCGAAAGGACTTGTATGCTCCGTATAAAAAGAATCGTGTAGTAGATACCTTGTCTCAAACAGAGGCTGAGGTTGAAGAAAATAAATTATTTTGGGACACCTACGAAAAATTTACAACTTATCTTAAAGACCGCACAAACTGTAGTGTCCTGCGTGATCCAAAAGCTGAGGCTGATGATCTCATAGCAAGATTTGTGGCACTTCATCCAGAAGATGAACATTTTATAATTTCAACAGACAGCGATTTTTATCAATTAATTTCTCCCACAGTAAAACAATATTCGGGTGTGACTGGTGAATTGATTACTCTTGAAGGATATTTTGATGACAAGGGTCGTCCAGTAAAAGACAAGAAAACTAAAGAACCCAAGTTACTAGAGGATCCTCAATATCTGCTGTTCCGTAAGATTTGCAGGGGAGACACCTCCGATAATATTTTTAGTGCTTTTCCGGGCTGTCGTGAAAAAGGCACTAAGAACAAAGTTGGTATTCGTGAAGCATATGAGGATCGTAACAAACAAGGGTTTGCTTATAATAATTTTATGCTTCAACATTTTATCGACCATGCAGGGAATGAGATTCGTGTTAAAGATGCATTTGCTAGAAATAAAACTTTGATTGATCTAACAGCCCAGCCGGATGATATTAAACTGTCAGTAGATACAAACATTCGTGAAGGTGTTCGTAGAACTACTATTCCTCAAGTTGGAATTCACTTGATGAAGTTTGCCTCAAAATTTTCATTGAATAAAATTGCAGATAACGCAGAGACATACGCAAAGTGGCTCAATTCACCCTACGTGGGAGTACTAAAATGATTTTTGTAGTTGAAGAATGAACGAAGTACAGTACAGAGCACATGAAGAATGGGCCAAGCAGAGAGTAGAAATTGCCGAGCGTGAAACAGATCAGGCTTTGCATTTGGTTGCAATGGCGCATTTGAATTTAATACAACATCTCAATTACGGGTTTGACCCAAAGACTGCACATAGCACCTTGATCAGCGTGGGTCAAATATACCCTAAACTAAAAGCAAAGATGGATGAATTAACTCGGGAATTAGAGAATAAAAACGTTTGATATTGGCACAAGATAATTTGACCAAACTTCTTGTTTTATATCCTAAAATGATATATAATAGTAGAATATAATAAGGAGAACGATTATCGCTCAACATACACACTACTGGAGTTGCAGTCCTTTTGCAGACTGGATTCGAGGCACTAAAAAACTCAGTGCTGGTACTAGTGAAGAATGGGATGACTGGACAACTCGGGCTCAAATAAAACACAATTTTCGCTACTGGTTAGCTGAGGAAGCACTTGGACATATCCAAGATTTTGTAACATGGCCTATAAGGACTCTTTATGATATCAAATACTACATTAACAACCGTTGGGTTACTCGTACTAATAGTCTTACCGCTCATCCCCGGGATATTAAGCCGGGTCAATGGCAGGACGTGGGGAACCGCTTTTTGCCTTGCCTATTCAATGAGTTGGTGGATTTTGTTGAGATAGAAACTGCATGGAGCCACATTGCTTGGGGTAGTAAAGAAGATCGTGCCAAATATAATCCACCATTCTATGCTACAGGATGGTTTCGTTGGAGAACATGGCGTTGCCCTCAAGCTGGATTAGATCATCTTGATTGGGCAATGACACTTACTAATGTAGAATGGTTAGCCGAAGATAAAAAAGGTGAGGCAGTACCAACCAGGCAGGCAATTTCAGCAAAAGAAATCAAAGAACTTTATATATGGTGGACTACAGTGTATCAGAATCGTCCAGATCCTATGGATGCAAGTGGTTGGAGTGATCACTGTGAAGCTATGCGTGTGAAATATCCCGGCAGTTTCTTTTCTAGTTTAAACAGTAAAGATCCAGCAGATAAAAAAGCCAGTGATAAAGCGCATAAACTTATGTGCCAGATTGAAAAAGCCTACGAAAAAGAAGATACTGAAATGTTGATTCGTTTAATTAAAGCCAGAAATAGTTTGTGGACTTGATATGAAAAAGATTTATTATGAAAAAATAGGACGCAAGTATGTGCCTGTTGCTGAATACAGCAGTGAATTCTTTGACAGTTTCTCACACGGTACTCATTTGGTCATGTGTTATCCCGGCGGGCAGAGTCGTAGATACAATATTGACCCTAATTATGCTGCTATGATTGCAGCAGGAAGGGTAGCTGCTGATGAAATTACTCGTGCTATACACATGGCTAGTGAACTTAAACCGCAATCAACTCCTATCACTGAAGGTCAACGCAAAGCATGGCGTAAGTTAGCTAAAGAGTTTGGCACTGAACTATTTGCTTTACAGCTTAGTAGTGCCAGAGATTTAGCAGAAGCCGGGGTGAATGCTATGATGATAGAAGCAGATAAATTAATGACTAACCCTGCGGTGAAAAAAGCCCACGAACATTTTTTATTAGTTGCTGAATTAACAAAGGATTAAAAATGACTACTCAAATACCTGTACAGGGAATCATGTTAGATGCTGACTATGGCCAAAGCAAATCTTACACTATTGCTTGCGATTGTCATGACGGTGATCATCAGGTGCATATGTGGATAGAACTAGATAGTGAGCAAGATATTAACTTGGTTAATATGACATTCTACGTCAACACCACCACTCCATTTTGGA